TACCTTGAGCAGGTCGGCAAGGTATCACAGGACAAGATACCGCTCAGAATGCATTTAAAAGCATTTCTACAGCCTCCAAAGAGTGTGAGCCGTAAAACCCTTGAGCGAATGGAAAAATCGCAGATACGACCGCTTAAGAAGCCAGACGTGGACAACATTGGAAAGTCGATAGCGGATGCGTTAAATGGTATTGCATACAAGGACGATTCAGCAATCGTAGATATGCAGATTGAAAAATACTACTCGGAAATTCCGAGAGTGGAGGTTGAAATTGAAGAGCTTTAAGGAGATTAAGGAGCACGGAAGAATCGTAGTGCTCAAAGATGGAGTTGATGGATTCAAAGGCGAGATACACATGCCAAGATGGACAGGCACGATCATCGCTTCAAACGGAGCAGGTTGGAATCATGTATCGGTAGCACCGTACAAACTCAGCATAATTCCGACCTGGGAAGACATGTGCATGATAAAGGACATATGCTTTGGAGAGGACGAGTGGGCAGTTGATTTGCCGGAAGAACTTGAGCAGTACAGAAGAGAAATTGAAGACTGCATTAATGACAACGTACCGCATGGCTGTTGCGGCGGATGCATTTAAGAAAAGGAGATAAGATGAAGAAGATAAGAATCAAATACGTTAGAGACGTAGAGCAGATCACACAGCTTAGCATCGGCGACTGGACGGACTTACGTGCTGCCGAGACGGTAGAGCTGAAAGCAGGAGAACACAAGCTTATTCCTTTGGGTGTGGCTATGGAGCTGCCTGCAGGCTATGAAGCAATCGTAGCTCCGAGGTCGAGCACATTTAAGCATCACGGCATACTGCTTGCGAATTCGCTCGGAGTAATAGACAACAGCTACTGCGGAGACAATGACGAATGGAATTTCCTCGCATACGCTACACGTGATGTGACCATAAGAAAGAATGAAAGGATATGCCAATTCAGAATACAGAAGAATCAGCCGAAGATTAAATTTGAGGTTGTGGATAGCCTTGATAATGACGATAGAGGCGGAATAGGGAGTACAGGAAGATGAGAAACATAGCAGACATAACTTGGAAAGATATTAAAACTGAATATAAAAAGACATGTAATTTATCATGTATCCCGACTAACCTAAAAATACTTTCAAGCGATTATGTTTTTGATGAAAGCAAATCCATAAAATGGAACAGAGAGCAGGTTGAGTTAAATAATAAAGCATACGATAATGAGACGGATCGGCTTATAGCTAAAAAAAGCAACGCTTTTAAAGAAGTCCATAACTTGATTCTCGAAAGAATTCAATATGAGGTGGATTATGATATTTCTCGTAGACAGGCAGAAGTCATTTGGAATTATGCTTGTTCCAGGGAGTGTTCCTCAAGAATTCATAATGTTTATAGCCATCTTATAGATATTATTGATTTTATTAATAAACTTTTATTTCAAGACGGAGGAGTACAGGAAGAATACGTGAAAAATGGGATAAAAGAAAGCCCGAAACCAGACCATATCAAATAGGCTTTGAAGTGAGAAAAGAAGTTACAGAGTACGCACAAAAATTGAAAGGGACAAGCGATGACAAATAGAGAATACATGATAGAACAGCTTCAAAATCCAAGTCGTGATAAAGGCTATGAAGATATGATTTACTCTCACATATGCTGTGCTTATGGATTTGATGATGAGCGAGGAGAATGCCGCCAAAAGGCTTTGGTTGATGTAAACATAAGAAACATGTGCGTCAGATGCAAAGAGAAGTGGTTGAATAGTGAGGTGGAAGAATGAAATTTGCTGAATATATGACATTAAAAAAGAGAGCAGAAGATGTAGGTATTAAAGATCTTTCAGCGTTAAAACAGTTACGTACCATTATACAAGTGCATGAAAAAGCAAAAGATAGTTTTGCTAAGTTTAATAATGAAATGAATGAGTGGGAACAAAGTTATCAAGACATAATCGAAGATTCCATATGGCGAAAAGAACACGAGGTAGAAAAATGACACCGAATGAACGTAAACCGAGTGGACTACTCCATTCCACTGACGAACTCCGACAGCTTATTTGTGAGAACCCTACGCTCCCGCTCCTCGTCTTTGCGGGTGATTGCGCCAACAGCGGAGACTATTGCTATACGGGTTGCAGTTACATCAGCGCATACAAAGGGGAATTTCTTGACTGCGCTCAGACGGTCAATGACGATATGTGCTACATCGACAGGGACGAGTTTGAGGAAGCTATCGCAGATAGTCTTGCTAACATGGATTGCACCGATGAGGAGTTTGACGCTCTTGTAAAAAAGAAAATGGCAGAATATGACTCCTACTGGAAACCCTGTATCATTCTGAAGGTGGATAACTGAGGAGGTAGAAGATGAATCAAGAAGAATTAAATAAAATAATTGAAAACCATCAGCACTGGTTGAATATGGATTGCGAAGGCTGGGAGAATATGAGAGCTAATCTTGCAGGAGCTGATCTCGAAAGAGCCGATCTAAGAGAGGCTAATCTTGCAGATGCTAATCTTACAAATGCTAATCTTACAAATGGTTATTTTACAGGAGTTAATCTTGCATATGCTGATCTCACAAATGCTAATCTAAGAGAGGCTAATCTTACATATGCTAATGCTACAAATGCTAATTTTACAAGAGCTGTTTTCGAAAGAGCCAGACTCACATGTGCTAATTTTGCAGATGCTAATCTCAGAGGAGCTAATCTCAGAGGAGCTTGTCTAAGAAAAGCTAATTTCGCAAATGTTGATCTTGTAGATGCTAATTTCGCAGATGTTGATTTTATAGATGCTAATTTCACAGGAGCTAATCTTGCATGTGTTAATCTCGTAGATGCATTCAATATTCCTATGACTTGTCCTACAGAAGGTAGTTTCATTGGATGGAAAAAAGCACATGTCAAGACTAACAAAGTTATAGTAAAACTTCTTATTCCAGAAGATGCAAGAAGAAGTTCGGCAACAAGCAGAAAATGTCGATGTGATAAAGCTAAAGTATTAAGCATAGAGAGTTTAGACAAGGAAACTCAGTATGACTCCGCAAAAAGTAGTTATGATAGTAAATTTGTATATGAAGTAGGAAAAGAGGTGTCAGTTCCTGATTTCTGTGAGGATAGATTCAAGGAATGTGCGGCAGGGATTCACTTTTTTATCAACAGGGAAGAAGCGGTGAGGTATTAAAGGAGGTGCTGTAATGGTTGATTCTGTGAAAATCTGTGGCATTCCACATAAAATCACACTTCACGAGGATCCTTTTGACATGGACACACATTTCGGTCAAATAAATTATGGAAGCTGTGAAATCAAGCTCAACAAAAATCTTCCAAAGGACGCAATGGAAGAAACCCTTGTACATGAGATTCTGCATGGAATTTTTGTTCATTTGGGCTATAACAATGAAGCCAATAACGAACAATTCGTACAAGCGTTGGCAAATGCAATCAATCAGACTTTTACGTTGAGGGAGGAATCGTAATGCAGTTAGCAGAAAAACAGGAGTTGGTACGGCTCTTGAATTGGGATTGATATGTTCTGCCGAGAAAGAAAAGCTTGTGAAACTTGAAGATGAATTCAAAGCGTTGTAAGGAGAAAGGCATGACTACAAAAGAGTTATTGGGAAAGGCAAAGATCTATGCGGAGGGAAGAGCTGACGCACTGAAGCAGGTGAAAGAGCATTACAGCAATGACGACTCCAAGACATTCTTCAAGTGGCTTGCAGAGCAGGAGATGTATAGCAAGGCTTTAGTAGAGGCAACGGAAAAATCGGAGGTATAAGATGCCAAGATTCAACAGCTTCAAGTGTATAGACTGTGCGGACAGGCATCCGCTGTGCTGGAATACATGCGAGAGCTACAAGAAAGCTTTGAAGGAATACAGAGACCTGATCAAAGCAGAACAGGAATATAAGGACAATGTGGCAGCAGGATTCATTGCAAAGGTAGGAAGGAAGCTAAAGACATGAAAGAGTTTATTCCAAGGATAGGCGACAAGGTTCGCAGAAAGGTATTGGCAGTAAGTCAAGACTACTACAAAAACGGCAAGATCGTTTTTATCAATGAAAAGCACAGATTCTACGGAGTAGAGTTCAAGCCAAGAGCAGAAGCCTTCTTCTCATCACTACACGCTCCGATGCAGAAGAAGCCGTACATCGAGTGCTACAAGTATTGAATCAATCGGAGCAGTGCATCCGTTGAGAAAAAAGAATATAAAATGCTTTCAGGACGTAACTCGTAAATTAAGCAAAGATTACCCTTTGCGAACAGCTAATGATCTGATGACAAATAAGGTTAAATACAAGTTAAAAATTAAATAACAGACGTAAGGCGAATGTGCAAACAAAAAAATCCGTGCAATTCCTGAAAGCATGTAACCATTGACTGGCAACGCATCAAAAACAATTATCGCAAGCGATGGCACTGCATCGCTGAATAGTAACGACCGACTTCGTTGACATATATCTCCTAAATATCTTTTGTGTAAGGCTGTTGAGTCGGCAGCAGCCACAAGGAGAAGAATGGAAGAGAAGATACAAGAGTTTGAAGCAGTCTTATTAAGACTGAAATATAATCCGCATTATGTGAATGATGTCATATGCTGCATACGCAAGATGTACATGTTCGGAGAGCCTACAAGGCAGTTTGTAGAGGATTATGCAAATAGCCTTACAAGAGCACGAGGAAATGCATACAGGCGAGCCGTGAGCATTTTCCGGAGATGGTGCATTACAGGAAAAGACCCAAAGAGGAGAAAACACACAGAAATTGATATAGACGCTTTCGATTACGACATGGACAAGAAAGAGAGTAAGGAGAAAGTTTATATCTACAGAGACTCTCATAGTCTGATGTATGGAGGACAGCAATGACAGCAAAGCAGTATCTCGGACAGATAAGAATATTAGACATCAAAATAAGACAGCGGCAGCGAGAAGCTGCAGAACTGAAGCTGGCTGCTACATGCACAGGCTCTATATCAGCACAGGGCGAAAAGGTTCAGACATCTGCATCAGGTGACAAGCTATTAAATGCCGTTGCAAGGTATGTTGATCTTGAGGCTGAGACGCAAAGAATGATTGATGCTATGCAGAAAAGACGACACAAGATCATAGCAGAGATACAGAGCTTGGAGGATTCGAGATATATAGAGATTCTGTATAAACGGTATGTGGAATTTAAGAGCTTTGAATTTATCGCTTGTGAAATGCACTATAATTACACATGGATATGCGAACTGCATGGAAAGGCTTTAAAAGCTTTTGAGACAAGCTTAAATAAACCGAAATGAACCGAAACAAACCGAAGAAAGTATGTGCTACAATGCTATTATGATAATATCGTAAAAGCAAAGGGCACGTTAGGTGTCCTTTTTTGTTTGAAAGGACGGGAAAATGGGTGGAAGAGGTGCAAGCTTAAGTTCAGGCGGCGGCTCAAAAGTAGATGTCATAGGTACTACGGATGTATGGTCATTTAGACATCATAAAACTAATGAAAGATACGTGGATGCAATTAACACAGGAGTTGCGGCAGTACAGAAAGACTTTCCTGATTTAATGGAGTCAGTTTATAATGTTAATACGGCAAGACTGGGTGGAAGCTCAAAAACCCATGTATTAGGATTCTTTTCTTATGACTCGAATGGAAATACATCTATAAACTTGAATCAGCATTATGTAAATGTCGAAAAAATGAACAGAACATATGATAAAACTGTAAAATCAGGATATCATCCAAGCAGAGGCAAAAGAACAGGAACTGAGGCGGTTTCTATTCACGAGACAGGACATGCATTGACATATCATTTACAAAAAGCCTATAAAGCTAAAGACATTGACGGAGCGGCAAAGAAAATTGTAAATAACGCTTATAAATCGAGCGGCGGCAAAGGTGGAACAAAGAAATTTGCCGAAAAAATATCGGGCTATGCAAAAGAAAGTTATGCGGAATGTGTTGCAGAAGCTGTTGCGGATTGGTATTGTAATGGTAACAAAGCAAGCTCTGCAAGCAAGGCTATAGTATCAGAGATGAAGCACGCATACAGCACATACATTAAAAAGTAAAGGAGAGCAAACATGGCAAAAGAAAGATTTATATATGTTGAACCTGCATCATACTTCTCAGACGATATGTTAGAAGAGGCAGAAGCGTGGGAAAGAGAACACGCAGAAGAAGAACGCAAAAAAAAGGAAGCTAAAAAAAATAAGGAAGATAAGAAGCCGAGATAAGGCTTCTTTTTTATTATGGATATTATATTAAAAAACATAAATGAAATAATTCCATGTCAACTACCCATCACCTAAAGGTAATGGGCTTGTAACTGCCCAGTCGTAGTAACGGCCTGCGCCTCCGCCCTTTAAACCGATAAGTATCACTACCTAAAGTGGCGTTACATCATAGGGTGGCTGACAGCACCCTTTACAGCAGAGTTTACTCGGCTGTAAATGTACCCGGTACTTGATTATCTTCAAGATAGTTTATTCCCATACGGTACAGGTTCATAGCTCCAATGCGGTCATCATTCGACTTATAACCGCAGTTCTTACAGCTGAACAGATGTATCTTCTTATTACGGTTAGCTTTTTCAATGTGCCCGCATGCAGGACAGCACTGGCTTGTGTAAGCAGGGTTGACCTTAATAACCGATGACTGGTTCTAAACAACAAACGACTTTTTATTTATGGCAAAAATATTCGAACTTTTTGTCTAAGCAGTATTGGAAGAAGAAAATTTTTTGGTCTGATGGATATTTTGCCTGCAGTATAGGAGAAGTATCATCAGCTACGATACAAAAATATATTGAAAACCAAGGCTGATAACTGCAAATTTACAAGGCTCATCCCACCTCCCAAGGGAAGTGGGTTTCCGCCTATAAGAATCGGGAGTGATTTTTATGAAAAGAATCCAAGAAAGAATGACTCAGCTGTAGAATATGTTGCTAATAGTATCAAGGAATTCGGATTTAAAGTGCCTTGCGTTATAGATAAAAACGATGTGATCGTATGCGGACATACGAGAGTTAAGGCGGCAGAACGCTTAGGCATTAAAGAAATACCGTGCATCATAGCGGATGATCTGACGGACGAGCAGATTAAGATGTTTCGAATCGCCGATAACAGTGTAGCATCCAAGTCACAATGGGATTTTGATTTATTGCGTGAAGAAGTTTTGGAGCTTCCTACTTTCGAATTACCAGATTTTAATATCAATATTCCTGAGGAAAGAGATTGGTTTGGAGATGAAAGAGAACGAACCATAAAGAATACAAACTTGGAATTCTTTACAGAGGAAAATTGCAAAGGTAAGTATGACATGCCTGTTATACATGCAGTTGATCACGTTCCGAAAGACTTAATAGCTTTTAATTACATGCTTACAAGTGATAAGTATGATTGCGGCATACATTTCTACATTGATGACTATCAATTTGAAAGGCTATGGAATACACCGAGAAAGTACATGGACAAGATCAGCAAATTTGATTGCTGCCTAACTCCTGACTTTTCACTATACCTTGATATGCCGATTGCTATGCAGATATGGAACGTATACAGAAGCAGATTAATAGGACAGATAATGCAGGATAATTGTATTACGGTTATTCCGACATTATCATGGAGCACACCAGAAAGCTACGAATTTTGTTTTGACGGTATAGAAAGCGGCAGTGTTGTTTCAGTATCTACAACAGGAGTCAAGCAATCCAAAGAAGCAAAAGACATATGGTTTGATGGTATGAATGAAGCTATAAAGAGATTAGATCCGTCACACGTGGTAGTATATGGCGGAGATATAGGATATAAATTTAAATGCGATGTATCATATATTGATAATACAACAGTCGCAAGGATGAGAGGAAAAAAGTAGGTGGAAAATGCCGACAGAAAAACAGTTGAAAAATTTAAAGCCGTTCGGAGAACGCTCGGAGAGTGAGCAGAGGCGAATCCGTTCTCAAGGCGGCAAAGCTAAAGCCAAAAAGCAAAGAGAGCGAAAAACGTTTCAGGAGACAGCAAAGCTTATTTTGGGTATGGCTGTAAAAAGCGGCGAGGCGGTCGATATAAGCACGATACAGAGCTTTGCAGACCTTAACGGCAAGAACATGTCTGTTGAAGAGGCTATCGTATTAGCTCAAGCCTTAAAGGCTATAAAAGGCGACAGGTATGCGGCAGAGTATCTCCGAGATACGGCAGGAGAGAAGCCAGTCGAAAAGCAGGATGTAAGTGTGCAGACTATAGACAAGACCGTTGAGGCTATGGAAAGGTATTTCAATGACAGAGGAAGCGATTCTTGATGTCATTAAGAATCAGCCGTATGAGATAGGACATTGGGTAGGCTTCAATGATCTTACAGAGCTACATAATGATTGGATTAAGTCTTTTCTTTATACTGATACAGATCAGACGTTGCTTGCACATCGAGGCTCGTTCAAGACGACTTGTCTAAGTATTGCGATCGCTTTAATGCTTGTGATAAATCCAAAGCAAAAGATCTTGTTCTTCCGTAAGACAGATGATGATGTTGTCGAGATCGTCTCACAGGTCAAGAACATCCTGCGGTCGGGCTGTATGAAGCTCATCGTGATGAAGCTATACGGCATACAGCTTAAAATCACCAAGGAGACGCAGACCGAGGTCAATACAAATCTGAATACCGACACGAAAGGAGCAAGTCAGCTCTTGGGTCTTGGTATCAAGACAAGTATTACAGGTAAGCATGCAGATGTTGTTATCACTGATGATATAGTCAATCTGAATGATAGAATATCTCCTGCGGAGCGGCAAAGGATAAGGCTTGCATACGATGAGCTTCAGAACGTCAAGAATAGAGGCGGTCGGTTCATAAATACAGGTACTCCGTGGCATAAAGAGGATGCGATATCTAAGATGCCGAACATCACACGGTATGACTGCTATCAGACAGGCCTCATAGACAAAGAGGAGCTTCAGGAGCTCAGGCAGTCAATGCCACCGTCTCTATTTGCCGCAAACTATGAGCTAAAGCATATAGCAGATGAAGAGTCTCTTTTTTCTGCTCCGAAATTTACGGACAAGACGGCTCTTATATATGACGGTATAGCTCACATCGATGCGGCTTATGGCGGCTCGGATTCAACAGCCTTTACTATATGCCACAAAGTAGGCGACAACTTATATATGTACGGCAAGAAGTACAAGAAGCATGTTGACGAGGCTTTGCCGGATATACTGAGGATTCACAAGGCATTTAGAGCAGGCACAATCTATTGCGAGAAGAATGCTGACAAAGGATACCTCGCTAAAGAGCTAAGACAGAAGGATTTACCGACAAAGCTATACAGCGAAAATACGAATAAATACATCAAAATTGCTTCATACCTTAAAAAGGAATGGAGCAATATTTATTTCCTGGACGGAACGGATCCTGAGTATATAAACGAGATCTTGGACTTTTCGGAAAATGCGGCACACGATGACTGTCCTGATTCAGCTGCTTCTATAATCAGGGCTTTGGTAAGTAAGAGAAGATTGAACCATGTGGAGGGTAGTATATAAATGTTCAGACTATCAAGAGACAAGGAATTGACAGATGACAAACTGAACGAATTTCTTTTAGAGCACGCAACTTTGGTGCAGAGAAGATACAAAGAGCTTGATAATGCCTATAAGACAGACTTTCCGATACTTCATCAGGCAGACAAGCCGAAGTACAAGCCTGATAACAGGATAGTGGTGAATTTTGCAAAGTATATCGTTGACACCATGAACGGATACTTCATCGGACATCCGATAAAAATCACTGTTGACGGCGATGATGAGAGCGTCAGCAATTATGTACAGCTACTTGACCAGTACAACGATCAGGACGATAACAACGCTGAGCTATCGAAACTTTGTTCGATATTTGGCTCAGCATATGAGATGTACTATGTTGATGATGCTGGCAACATCGGGATAACCTATGTGTCTCCGATGGAGAGCTTCATGATATATGATGATTCGGTGTTGGAGCGTCCGAGGTATTTCGTGAGGCTGTACATGGATGAGGACAATGTATTGCACGGCAGTATTTCAGATGATATCTATGTGCGATACTTCGTGCAGAAAGGACGGCTTGTCTGGGAAGACGAGAAGATACACGGCTTTGACGGTGTTCCTGCTACCGAGTACAGAGAGAATCAGGAATCAATCGGAATATTTGAGCCGGTGCTTACGATGATTAATGCCTACAATAAAGCTATTTCAGAAAAAGCGAATGATGTTGATTACTTTGCTGATGCGTATCTTAAGATACTCGGCGAGAAGCTGAGCGCGGACGAGCTTAATAATATCCGTGATGACAGGATAATAAATTTCGACGGCGATGTGAACGGTGTGGTCGTGGACTTCCTGAATAAGCCGAATGGAGACACGACACAGGAGAATCTCATAAACAGGCTTGAGCGGCTTATATTTCAAATATCAATGGTTGCCGACATCTCAGATGAGAATTTCGGCACGAGCTCAGGCATAGCATTAAAGTACAAGCTACTTGCAATGAGCAATCTTGCCAAGACCAAGGAGCGGAAGTTCACAAGCGGAATGAACAGGAGATACAAGCTCATATTCAGCAACTCCGTATCAGGCATGAAGAAAGACGATTGGATGAAGCTTCACTTTAAGTTCACGCAGAACATTCCGTCAAATGTCCTTGAAGAAGCACAGATTGCCGCTCAGCTTTCAGGTATCGTGTCGGAAGAGACACAGCTTTCAGTGTTGTCTATAGTCGATGACGTAAAGTCGGAGATAGAGAAGAAAGAAGCAGAAGCACCGCCAGACGCTTTAGGATTTGATTTGACAGACTTTAGCAGTGCGGATGAGGGTATTATAATAGAGCGAAATTTAAGCCGTTCTGAGCGAGGCGTTAATGCATGAGCAGTCTGAATTACTGGAAAAGAAGAGAAGAGATCGCAAAGCGAAATTACATCACTGAGGAAGCCAAGTACAACAGGATTCTTGCACAGCTCTACAATTCGATGCTTGTAAATATAGAAACCCAGATCAACAACTTTTATCAGAAGTATGCAAAGGCTGAAAAGATCACGATGGCGGAGGCAATGCAGAAAGTCGCACAGATGGACGTGCAGGCTTTTCAATCAAAGGCGAAGCAGTACGTGCAGACGAGAGACTTCTCGAAGCAGGCGAATCAGGAATTGCGGCTTTACAATGCTACGATGAAGATTAATCGCTTGGAGCTTCTCAAGGCAAACATCGGACTTGAAATGATAGACACTTTCAATCAGATGCAAGGACAGTTTAGCACAGGCCTCTTGAAGCGTGCTGCCGATGAGTTTGAGCGGCAGGCAGGTATTTTAGGAATGGGAGTCGATGATGCTCCCAAGCTTGCAAGGACGATTGTAAATGCGTCATTCCATAATGCAGACTTTTCAACACGAATATGGCTATATCAGGGACAGCTTAAAAACGAGCTGTCCTCTTTGCTGTCTAACGGAATCGTGCAGGGTATCCATTCAAGAGATCTTGCAAGACAGCTTGAGAGAAAGTTCGGAGTATCAAAGTCAAATGCCGAGAGGCTGATGAGGACAGAGATGGCGAGGGTTCAGATAGCAGCACAGGAAGAAAGTTACAAGGCGAACGGATATGACCAGTATGTGTTCCTTGCTATCGGTACGGCTTGTCCTGACTGCCTTGCGATAAACGGACAGCATTTCTATGTAGCAGATATGCAGGCAGGTGAAAACGCTCCGCCAATGCATCCGAATTGCAGATGCTCGACAGCGGCATGGATGGATAGAGCCGAGACGATGAAGCAGATCAAGGCAATGTCGAGGGTGAATGGAGTTGCCTCAAATACAAAGAATGTTATAATAAATAAAGCAAAGCCGATTGATTCAATGTTTGTTATAAGCGAAAGTGGAAGGCAAACATACTCAAAACAAGAAATTGTTGATGAGATGAATAAATCTAAAATAGGTCAGAAGGTTCTTGGTTGGATTGAAAATAGTGATGTAAAGATTGCTATTTATGAGGATGAATATGCAGAGGGACAGCGTGGAGATCAAAGAGGCAATAACATTAGAATATTTCCTCGAAATATACCTTCTTTAAGGGTATATGCACAAACTGTCATTCATGAAATGGGACATTATCATTATGATATTGGACAGTGCCAACACGCTGAGGCTATATGCTTTGGATTAGAAAAATTGCATATAACAGGAAATGAGAAGCTTACATTGGAAGAATGGAACTATGTGAAGAAATTAGCTGTTGATAATTATACAAATCTCGAATGGGAGGCAGGAGGCTATGGAGACTATTCCAAAATACGACTATATGATTGAAAAATTGCGTAATGGCGAGGAAGTAAAATGCTGTAAATGCAAAAAAGGAGTATATAAACCAATTAATGCAGCCGCAAAGATTAATAATTGGTTTCAGTGTAATTATTGCGGTGATCATTATCATTATGAACCTGTTGTTGAAGTAAAATAAAATTTATAAAAGCATCCGAGAGGGTGCTTTTTTGATGCAGAAAGGAGGCAGACCATGACAGACCATAAATCACAAAAAGAGTGGATTGATGCAATAAGAAGCTGCGGACAATCCTTAAGTTGGATGATACACCATTTTCAGCGTATCATTCAAGTTGAAGGAGAAAGAAAATGATCGAATTGATTTTATGTCATTTGATTGGTGATTATGTATTGCAGTCAGATTTTATTGCAAAGTCAAAAGGAGATAATTTGTATCATATGTTCGTGCATTGTGCATTGTATTGTGTTCCGTTTTATTTCCTATTTGACGTTTCGTTAAAGTTGCTATTTGTATTTGCAACTCATGTGATTATTGATTTATTAAAAGCAAGATATAAAGCGATTGATTATAAAACAGACCAAATCTTGCACTATATTGTGCTCATGATTTTATGGTTGACTTAAAGGAGAATTATTTTGTGGAAAAGGAGGCAAGCCATGACAAGCAGTGAAATAAAGGTATTCAAGGACATAGCAGATGAGCTAAGACGAATCAGACGAACACTCGAAAAAATAGCAGGAGCTAATGATGACAACAATATCGATAAGCAATGACAGCATTAAGATGCGAGGTCATGCAGGCTATGCACAGACAGGCTATGACATAGTGTGTGCAGGCTTAACGGCATTGACTCAAACGCTTATAAAGTCAATCAAGGATTTGACAGACGACAATTTAAATTATTGTATATCGCCTGCGAGGGTTGATATAGATTTAAGGAATTTATCAGAGAGATCACAAACTTTGGTAGATTCCTTTTTTATTGGCATCTGTATGATTGCCGATGAATTCCCGGACTATGTTCGGGTTATTTAAACAACATAAATTCAAGTAACAAGACGGTAGCATACGGCTTGGGACACAAGAAAGGAAAAGAAATGTTAAAGAATTATTATTTACAGCTATTTGCAGAGGACGGCAACGATGACGGAGACACCAACACAGATGTAAACGGCAACGGAGCTGACAACGAACCTATGTCATTTGACGACTTTATGAAGGTCAAGGAGAATCAGGCAGAGCTTGACAGACGCATTCAAAAGGCTACTCAGACGGCTGTGAAGAATGCAGAAGCAAAATGGAAAGCTCTGACGGATGATAAAGTCTCCGAGGCTGAAAAGCTCGCTCATATGAGCAGGGAAGAGAAAGCACTGTACAAGGCTTCACAGCTCGAAAAGGAGCTCGAAGAGTTGAAGAGAAACAACGTGAAAGCACAGATGGCATCAGAAGCACGGAAAATGCTCAGAGACGAAGAGATAAGCATTCCTGATGAGCTCTTAAGCAATCTTATATCCGACAATGCCGAAAAGACAAAAGAGGCTGTCGATGGATTCGCAAAGATGTACAAAGAAGCAGTGCAGGTAGGTATTAAAGAAGCTCTGAGAGGCGGAGCACCTAAAAAGGGAAGTGGTTCAAGCACCATTACCAAAGATCAGATCTTTGCGGTTAAAGACCCTGCGGAAAGACAGAGGCTTATTGCAGAGAATATCGAATTATTCAAATAAAAGGAGAATCAGAATGTATAAATCAAGATTACAGTTTTTTGCAGCACCAACAAATATGACAGGACAGGCAGAAATTCAGGTCAGAGCAAGAGAGATCGACTTCGTAACATCATTCTCTAAGAACATGCAGGCTCTTCTTGATGTCCTTGGAATCACAAGAATGATAAGAAAAGAGAACGGCTCAAAACTTTCTGTTAAGACAGCGAGCGGAACTCTCCAGAGCGGAGATGTGGCAGAGGGTGACGAGATCCCGCTTTCTAAGTACGAAGTAATTGAGACTGTATACGATACCTTGAAGATTGAGAAGTATAGAAAAGCAGTATCGCTCGAGGCAGTCTCCGAGAAAGGCTATGATGTAGCTGTACAGATGACAGATGATGAGTTCAAATCAGATCTTCAGAATACTGTCACAGATAGATTTTATAAGCAGCTTAAAAAAGGCTCACTCGTAGGACATGAAACCACATGGCAGATGGCTGTTGCAATGGCTATCGGAAAAGTCATCGACAAATTCCAGAAAATGCACAGAACAGCAACCGATGTTGCATTGTGGATTAACACTCTTGACCTTTACAAATACCTCGGCGGTGCAAGCGTGACGATTCAGAGTGCGTTCGGCTTTAAGTACATCGAAAACTTTATGGGTGCAAGGGTGACATTCATATCATCCGAGATTCCTGAGAACACGGTAATTGCAACACCGCTCAACAACATAGTGGCTTATTACGTTGACCCTGCTGATTCGGAGTTCGCAAGAGCAGGCCTTGCATACACTACAGACGGACAGACAGGCTTCATCGGATTCCATACGCAGGGCAATTACGACAGAGCAATCAGCGATATGTTCGCAATCATGGGTGTAAGACTTTTCTGCGAGTATCTTGATGCGATCGCTTTTATCGCAGTCGGCTCAGCTGATACACAGACACTCGGAGAGCTCACGGCAGGAGTAGCGGCAGGAAGTGCTACTGGTAAGCAGGTAGTTACTGTCAACGAAGGACTTTCAGGACTTCACAACACCTATAAAATCAAAGTAGCGGCATCAGCAACAAGTGTTACCTACGGCATGGACGTAAAGAATTGGACTAAGTGGGACGGAGTATCCGAGATTGATGCAGAAGCAGCTAAGGTTATCACTATCGTAGAGTGCGATGGAAACTATAAGGCTGTTGCATCAGGAAAAGTAACAGCAGTGTAAGGAGGCTCACATGGCTATCATCGACAGACTTAAATTGAGGCTTGATAATATCGGAGACAGCAAGGACGCTCTACTGAGCGAGATCATCGACACCGTGACGGAACGTATGCAGATACGCTTCTTCGGCGGTGAAGCTGTCCCGAAATCGCTTGAATATGTAATAGTCGAGGTAGCGGCTGTGCGGTATAACAGGATTGCTTCGGAAGGCATGAGCAGTCAGACAGTTGAAGGCGAAAGTATAACATTTGATGATTCAGATGACTTCTCGCCTTATCTGTCTGATATATCGGCATATCAGCGTGATGAGGGAAGAAAGGGGCAGATCAGATTCTTATGAGATTTAGCACACCTATATACTTTCAAAAAGCGGTGAGCGGAGCATACAATCCGCTCACAGGCGATTACGATGCGGACACTGTCGATGAGACTGAGGTTCATGCAAGTGTCAATGATACTGGCATGGCTACCATGAACATCGTGTACGGAGCTATAAGGCAAGGCTCTATTACGGCACGCATACAAGGCAAGTATGAGAAGCCTTTCGACCATATCCGTATCGCTGACAAGCGGTACAGGGTGGACAACGTGATAAGGTTCTCAAAGCTTGAAGCGTATATATTAAGTGAGGTGCAGTGATGGGTATTAAGTGGTCAGGCATGAAAGAGCTACATGCCAAGGCAGCAAAGAATATCAGCCTTGAAGCAGTTAAGCAGATCATTAAGTTAAATGGTGCTGAGCTTCAGCAAACAAGCATGAATCTGTCGCCGGTAGACACAGGACAGCTCAAACGCTCGATCACGCTTGAGATAAAGGACGGAGGACTTACGGCAGTTGTAGCACCGCACGTCAATTATGCGGCATATGTCGAGTACGGCACACGATACATGAGTGCAAAGCCTTATATCCGTCCTGCCTTTAATTTGCAAATTCTAAAGGTTAAGAAAGACCTGCAAAGCCTCACGAAGCCTTGAAAGGAGCTATAAATGGACGCACAGCAAACTTTATTTACCTATCTGCTGCAAACCTTAAAGCAGAAATATGATGTTTTTGACGGTGCCTTGCCGCCTAAATCAACAAAATATCCGTTCATATATCTCGGAGACAATCAGTCTGTCGATGTCATCTATAAATACGAGTATGGCGATATGATATATCAGACGATACACGTATGGCATAATGACCCGAAAAAGCGAGGAACGCTCTCGGCGATCATGGACGATGTGCGGCAGGTATGCCGAGACATTGAGAAAAAAGACGGATGGTTGCTTACATCATATTCAGCACAGATAGTGCCTGACGATACAACAAGCGAACCTTTAATGCATGGGATTATCAATGCGACATTCAGAAGATAAAGGAGAATCAAAATGTATAAATCAAAATTACAGCTTTTTGCCGAGACGGTAAAAGGTAAAAAAATCATATATCTTTACAGAATATACGAAGATGCAAAGACAGACACAGGAAAAGCAATAGCGTTTACTACAGAGAACAGCAAGTCGGTATCAAAGGACGCTGACAGCACTGTCACAAAGGACGGTACTGTGAGGACACCGAACGAAGCAGAGATAGAGATCAGCTGCACATCCATCCTCGCTAAAGGCGACACAATGATATCTAAGCTTGCTGATGCTATGATGGAAGATAAGCTTATTGAGATTTGGGAGGCAAACATTGACGAGCCTGCTTCGACAGGCAACAACAAATTCAAGGGAACTTACTACCAGGGCTACTTAACTTCTCTCGAAAAGACATCATCAGCTGATGGATTTGTAGAGTGCTCTCTTTCCTTTGGTATCAATGGAAAAGGTGCGGACGGCGATGTAACGGTTACGACCGAGCAGCAGGAAGTAGCGGCATATACATTCAAAGACACAATCATGGAATCATAACAACAGGCGGCAGAGCTTCGGCTCTGTCGCTTTTCGTTTTAAGGAGATCGTATGAACATAACCATAAAAAACAAAGATTATTGCATAAATTTCGGAGTGGCTTTCATAAGAGCACTTGACAACAAATATTTTAGCACCGGAGTTGGCGGAGCAAAGTTCGGACTCGGTCTTGAGGTCACAGTTCCAAAGCTGTTGGGCGGCGATGCTGTCGCATTATCCGATGTGCTTTACGAGGGTACAGCCTCAGAAAAGAGCAGACCGACACAGAAAGACGTTGATTCTTATGTCGATTCAGTAGAAGACATAGACGAGCTTTTTAAAGAGGTTATAGAAGAGCTAAAAAACACGAATGCTACAAAGAAGAAGATGGTCACGATACTGGAAGCGATGGAGACACCGAAGAAGTAAGGACATCGGAAGATGTCTACAACGACATTCTTCTTTGTAGCTTGCGGTATCTTGGAATGACCGACTTGACCGAGATCAAAAGGATGTCGATGTCTGAGTATAGATTGCGTATGAAAGCGTACAGGCTAAGAAAGCTTGACACTGAATATAACATCGCTATGCAGGCATGGATGAATCGTGAGGTTCAGGCGAAACGAAAGAGAGGAAAAGGACAGACTGCATATTATAAGCGGTTCAAACAATTCTTTGATTATGAAGGCCGTGAAAACGAGATCTTCGGCATCGAGAAAGAGCATTCCGAGTTAGCAAAAAGATACATTGAGATAGCGAGGGCTAAAGATGAGCGAAACGATTAATCTACAAGCTGTCATATCGGCAAAGGACAGCGGATATACTAAGGCTATGCAGGCCGCTGAAAACGCATCTGAAAAGCTCCGAAAGACCACAGAACTGACAAGCAGTCAGATATCAAAGGCATCTGCTATCGGTAATATTGCCGCAGGAGTCATCACAAAGGCTTTTTACAGCATTACATCATCAATCGGTGGAGCAGTAAAAAGACTTGATACGATGAACAACTTTCCAAAGGTTATGCAGTCGATGGGTTACACGACAGGCGAAGCCGAAGCGGCAATGAATAAGCTCGGCGACAGCATAGACGGACTGCCGACCACGCTTGACGGTATCGTGTCATCAGCTCAGACCTTGACAGCATCGCTCGGAGACTTGAAGAGCGGAACGTCAACGGCTATAGCCTTGAATGACATGTTCCTGTCGGGTGGACAGGGTGCAGAGGCGGCAAGCCGTGCACTTATTCAGTACAATCAGATTCTTGCTAAAGGTAAGGTAGACCAACAGTCATGGAACACGCTTATTGAGGTAGCTCCTGCACAGATGGGTCAATTGGCTCAATCTCTCTTAGGAGCTACGGCAGGACAGAAAGACCTTTATGAGGCTCTCAAGACCGGCACTATAAGTGTTGAGGACATGAACAATGCCGTCATCAAACTCGACCAAGAGGGCGGCGAGGGCTTTTCGTCTTTTGCTGAGCAGGCAAGAGCGGCGACAGGTGGTATCGGTACGGCATGGAGCAATATAGCGACAGCCGTCACAAAGGGTGTTGCTAATGTCGTGAATGCTATGGATACAGCGGCAAAAGCGGCTACAGGAGTGAATATTGCTGAATCGCTCGACATGCTTAAGCAAGGCATCAACACGTTTTTCAATGCAGTTGCGGATGTAGCAGGAAAGATCACATCTGTGATTGCTCCTGTCTTTAAGTTCTTAGGCGATAACATCGACACGGTTACGGTAGCGGTCGGAAGTCTCGTGGCAGGGATTGCAGGCATCAAGGCTGTGAGCTTTGCCAAAGCTCAGATACAGAAATTTTCAAATGCTATCAATAACTCGAAAGAGCGTATCAATAATTACGCTACGGCTCTAAGGAATTACGGCACTCAGAGTGAGGCTGTAAAGAATGCCGAGGAGCAGAGACGTAAAGCGACACAGATGCAAAGAGACGCTGACAAAGCGGCAAAGGCGGCTACAGAGGCATCAACACTTGCATCTAAAGCACAGGAAAAGGCATTGAAAGCTAAGAAGTTAGCGGAAGAGTCGAGCGGCAAGGCTACTCAAAAAGGTGCTAATTATTCAAAGCTTAAGGCAAAAGCTGATAAGCAGCAAAAGGCAGCGGCTGAGATGGTCGCAAAGGCAGAGCAGAAGCAGGCAGCGGCAACACAGCAGAATGTCACTGCAAATATGGCTGAAGCAGGTGCGGCAACCATGTCGAACACATCTCTTACTGCTAAAGAGTTGATACTCGGAGTGCTCACAGGTCAGCTCTCGATTGCGACTGCGGCACAGGAAGGCTTTAATCTTGCTATGAAAGCAGCCGGAGGTCCTGTAGGCCTTGCAATAGCGGCTATAAGCGGACTTGTAGCAGTCCTAAAGGCTGTTTCAAGTGCTTTAGGCGGTGAGTCCGAGTCTGCTAAGAAGTACCGTGAGGAGCAGGAGGCTCTTAACGAATCTGCAAAGGGTCACATCGACTCTTTCAGGAGCCTCAAGCAGGAGCTTGACGGTACATCTGAGCGATACGACAAAGCGGCAAAGAGCACGGATGCACTTGCCGAGGAAGTCATTACCTTGTCAAATCGTGAGAATAAGTCTGCGGATGACAAGACTAAACTGCAAGCAAAGGTCAATGCCCTTAACTCTACTTTAGAGGGCTTAAACCTTACATACGACTCAGAAAATGACAAGCTGAGCATGTCGGCTAAGCTCTTAAAAGAAAAGGTTAAGGCTATGGAGAAGCAGCAAAAGGCAGCGGCTTTGCAAGGTGCTTATAACGAGCTACTTGAAGAGATGGTCGGTCATGAGTACGACATGAAGAAACAGCTTGATGACGTGCACAAGAAAGAAGAGAATCTCCAAAAGCTGAGAAGTGCCACAGGCGAGGTCAATCCGTATGCGGCGGCAATAGCAGGAGGCAATGCATACTTGAATGTTCTTCAAACGGCTGAAAATGCGGTTGATAAGCAGAAGCAGACCTATAATGACAGTGCATCGGCTTATTACGAAATGTGCGAAGAGAAGCGAATAATGGGAGAGCAGCTTGAAGCGGCTCAAGAAGAGCTTGCGAAGCAGGAGAAAGAAAGGCAGGATGCAGAAGTACAAGAAGCTGTGCAGGCTATGCAGGCAAAACAGGCAGCTCTTGACGAAGCACTCGCTAATCACTCTGCTACACTTGATATGCTGTCGGAGAAGAATCAGAGCATAGTGTCAGATCTCAATAGCATGTGGCAGGGCTATGTAGATGTGGCTACGGACATGTTCAATCAGCTGAGCACAGAGAGTGATGTAAGTGTTGATAAGATGATAGAGAATCTACAGCACAATCAAGATGCTCTCACGCAGATGGGAGACAACATGCAGGCATTGCGTGATCGCTTCGCATCTATGGGACTTGATACGGCTGTACTTGACCAGCTACAGGAGATGGGCCCGGAGGCGGCAGGCTACTTGAATAACCTTGCGTCTGCTTCAGATGAACAACTTCAGACACTGTCAACAACATTCAGTAACGGAGCTACCGCAGCGACACAGAGCTTTTATAATGGCTTTGACACGGCGAATCAGGAGAAGCTCAGTGCGGTCGGAAACCTTGTCACACAGGCAAAAGAAACGCTTAGCGAGTCTGTCTCAAGTGCTAACTTCCGTGAGGTCTCCGAGAGTGCTCTTGATGGACTTATAGAGGGATTCAGCGATGATTCAGGAGTAGTAGAACAGGTTAAAAAGCTTGCGACAGATGCAGGTGTTGTCATACCGAATGACTGGCAGATCAACTCTCCGTCAAAGAAGTTTCAGCAAGACGGTATGTATGCCGTGCAAGGCTTGCAGCAAGGTATCACTAAGAATATCAGGGTCGCAGAGAGTGCGGCTCGTAATCTTGGCGGCAGAACCAAAATAGCAATGGAAAATGCTATGAGAGGCACTAACAGTATCGGATTGCAAGCAATGATAGGCTTTAGAAATGGATTAAATCAGGGTGCAGGATCTGTGCTTGCTACGGCTCAGAGCATAGCCAATCGGGTAGCACAGACAATGAGAAAGGCTCTTGATGTACACTCTCCGTCACGTGTGACAAAGAAGATAGGTGAGTATGCTGCTAAAGGTCTTGCTATAGGTCTTGAGCAGTCTAGAAAGCTTGTCGAAAAGGCATCTGCTAAGCTTGCTGAGGCGGCTTCAAGTATCAGCTTTGACAATCGCACGGTTGATATAGGAGAGTATGCTTTTGCAGGTGAGCTTGCCTTTGCAGGCGGTGCGACTCTTGAGGTCGCAGGACTTCGAGAGGAGATAAGAGAGCTTAAAAAGGCTATCTTGCAGCAGCCTATAAAGGTTGATTCGAGCTTCTCCATGAGTGGACGGCAGGTCGCAAAGGGCACTGCTACATACATGAGAGAAGAATTCGAAAAGGCTGATAAAATCAAAAATAATGTTGGAGGTATCAAATAAGTGTATCAATTTAGAGACATAACAGCAGATGCTGATGATACTTTCCTGCCTGCGGAAGCGGTTAATTTCAATGGGGTACAGCTTGACACGGCTGTGCCCTACTTTCGTACTTTGCAGGTAACAGGAAGAGAGTTGATAGCAAGCGACATCGACAGCTACGAGGTCGGCAATAACATCGGCGAATATTTCAGAAGCCGAAAGGTCGGCACAAGAGATATTGAGGTGGTCTTTCAAGTGAAAGCTCCGAGCAATGAGCTGTATCGTGAGACATTCAATAAGCTTAATCTTTATCTACAAGCAGAAGAGGCAAAGCTGATATTCAATGATGAGCCCGATAAGTATTTCATCGCTTCATCATCGGACGTGTCCGAGCCTGATGCAGGCTGTAATTGCGGCACGGGAAAGATACGCTTTACTTGCTCAGATCCTCGGAAGTATTCGACCACAACAAAGACATTCACGGCTGAAGCCGTCAACGGTATTCTTACAGCTAATGTCGTGAATAACGGCAACGTACCAGTACCGATTGATTACGAGATAACGATGAGCGGAGATAACGGCTATATCGGCATTGTAAGCGATCACGGGGCTATGCAGTACGGATTCATAAGCGAGGCAGACGGAGAGACTTACGAGCAATCAGAAGTGCTTAAAAATACCGAAGACATGTTCAATGCTCCGAATGACCCAACAGGCACTCAGTGCGTATCAGATCCAACTTTTGTTGTTAATGGCGAACTTGGTGCAATCCCTTGGAGCTCAGCGCCGGCCAAAAAATGGCTGGCAATTACTAAGGATATTGTAATTGGAAATTGGCATGGTGGACAAAAAACAATTCAAATTAATGCAGATTCAGAAGGTCATGTCGGAGCTAAAAACTTCATGTGCTATTGGCGGCGGTGGTTTCAGAAAGGCAGGATAAAGCAAAGAGGCTTTCAAAGTATCTTCTTTTTAGATGCAAATAAGAAGCCGATATGCGGCACACGGCTTGGTGCATACAGCTTGCTTGACGGCTCTGCAAGCCTTGACTTTGTGCTTAATGGCAAGACGGTCAGGACGATAAGCACGACCGTCTACGGTGAGAATGACCTGCCGTACAATGCAAATCGAGGGCATGACGCACTCACTAAAGAGGGCTCAAAGGTAATCTTCTACTATGCAGGCAATTACTATACACATGTAGATACTTCTATCGAGAATACCGAGATCAAGTACATACAGATTAATATATCTAATTGGGCATCCGATGAGGGCTTAACAAGAAATTATCTCGGAGTACTGACATTCACTAAGTATAATGTGGAAAAGTGGCGAGACAATCCGAATCGCTATGGAGACGGTGATGTTGTGACGATAGACGGAAATGACGGGAAAGTGTATGTGAATGGTCTTGCAAAGACTGGCGATGAGGTCAAAGGCACGACATATTTTCCTGCATACTCAGGAGCGAACAAGATCGAATTTTATTATTCAGCTTGGGCACAAGGCATACAGGCAAAGGCAAAGATAAGGGAGGCATGGCTATGAGAATGTGTATTCTATCACGGGATAACGTCCCGATAGGGTATATTGACAACGACATAAAAGAAGCGTTGCACTACTATGACGATACGCTGCATACGTATCTGTTGGGTACAGCACATACTTTCGAATTTAAGACACAGGCAAGTCATAAGGATTCTCTGCTTTTAGAGGTAGGGAATAAACTTGCTTTTCTGTATAAAGGACGACCGTTCTATATGAATATAATGACGGTAGAGCGTGACGAGGAAGAAGTCTCGGTTGAGGCATGGGCTTTTGCTCTTGAGCTTCTCAATGAGACCGCAATGGCTTTCTCGGCGACTCGGGCGATGAGCTTTGTAGAGTATGTCAAGGCTATGAATTTTGAATACAATATCCTCGAAATCGGTATCAATGAAGTAGCCGAAAAAAGCATTAAGCATGAGTGGACAAGCGAGACCGATACCATCCTTAAAAGGCTTTTTAGTCTTGCAAGCGTATTTGATGCGGAGCTCGAGTTCATACCGGTGCTGAATGACGATTATACACTTAAGAATATCGCACTTAATGTCTACAGAGCACACTCGAGTAAGTATCAGGGTATCGGAGAAAAAAGAGAAGATGTCTATTACAGATACGGCAAGGATGTCAACGGTATCACCAAGACAGAGGACATTACAGAGCTTTACACGGCTATAAGACCGTATGGAGCTGATGACCTTACTCTTGCATCGCTTGGAAAGAAAGAAGAGCTTGATGCTAATGGCAATGTCGAATTTGTACATTTTGCAGGACGGAACGAGATCTGGGCACCACAGGCGGCCGAAAGGTTTCCGTCTACAGTAAGCAATTATGAAAAGTACATATGCTACAACTGGAAAACTGATTATAAGAGCGTCAACACGCTTTACGGCAATGCTCTTGCCAAACTCAAGGAGCTAAGCACTCCGAACTCGAAATATGAGATAGACGGCTATATTGATGTCAACATCGGCGACACGATCACGATCATCGATGAAGCGTTCAATCCGCCTTTATATCTTGAGACAAGAGTGACCGAACAGCAGATATCTACAGTCACTCCGTCTAAAAATAAGACCATATTCGATAATACGACAGAGCTTGAAAGCCAGATAGATGCTTCACTTCTGAATAGGATTGAGAGCCTTGAGAAAGAATCAGCGGTTATCAAGACGACAGCGGCCACAGCAAGCACTAAGGCGGATAATGCTAATACTGCAGCTGCCAATGCACAGAGCACAGCTGATTCTGCAGCAGACTCGGCAAGTAATGCGACAGCAGTCATAGCGACGGTTAATGAGAATCTGCAGGAGGTACAAAGAGATCTGACCGATAACATGGAACAGATTAATAACGATATTTCAAATACTCAGAATAATATTGAGACATTGAGAAGTGATACACAAAACCTGCTTACTCAGCTTAGAGAGGACGTGGAAAGAAGCCTTCAGGCCTACAAGGACAGTGTTGCAAAATATATAAAGTTCAGTGAAGACTCTGGATTGATATTAGGTGCAACTGATAGTAACGGTACGACGGAATCACCTTTTAGAACGATCATTGATAATACTTCGTTGAAGTTTCAGCAGGACGGCTATACGGTCGCAGAGATAAACAATCAGAGGCTTGATATAGCAGCAGCCTCGATCAGAGATCTGGATATAGGAAATTTTGAGTTTCACACACGAGCAGACGGCGGTTTGTCTATCACATGGAGGGGAGGTGTTTAAATGGCTCTATCAGGAAGTGTAACAACCGGCGAAATGGAAGGACGGTCAATGTCGCTGCAGTGGACGGCAACACAGAGCATTAAAGATAATACGTCAACTATCACATGGAAAGTTGTTGCTACCGGATCCAGCGCGAGCGGTGTAATGGTTCGCGAAATCACAGCACAGATTAATGGTGATACCGTATATCATACTGATAACTTAGGACAGAAGTTGTCAGTGGGTGCAGTAGTGGCAAGCGGAACGAAAACCATATCACATAATGCTGACGGAACGGCTTCGTTTTCTGCATATATCGGAGCGGGAATTTACTACCAATGGGCGATAAACACGTCAAATACCGCAAATTTTACGTTAAATACTATAGCAAGAGCATCAAGCGTATCGACAAGTGAGTTTTATCTGGGAGATACAGCCATTATTAAAATCACGGCAGCAGCGGCAAGTTTCAACCATACATTAACGTATACATGGGGAAAACTGACAGGAACTATTGCAACAGGAAAGACAGGGTCTACAAATCTAACTGTATCATGGGATACGAGCGATTTATTAGAGAGCATGGCGAGTCAGATTCCTGCAGCGGCATCCGGATACGGCAGCATTACATGCAGTACTTACAATGGTTCGACTTTAATAGGTTCAAAGACTGCTAATTTTACGGCAAAACTAAAGGATTCTTATATACCTACTATGGAAACATTAACAGCTGAACTGGATAACAGTTCAAACAGCGTTATAAGCGAGTGGGGAGTAGCTGTTGCAGGATTTACAAAGGCACACTTGAAAGGGTCGGCAAGAGGAAGCTTATCATCGGTTATATTAAGGTTTGAAATAAGCGGAGGATACAGTATTAGTGTAAACGGGTCTGAACTCGACTATACAGGTGAGGCTTTATTAGGTGGAACACTGGAATTTGCGGTTTTAGCGCTTGATAGCAGAGGAAGGAAATCAACATCTAAAACGGCAAGCATTAATGTATATGACTATACTATGCCAACAATCAGCGGGTTTACAGCACAGAGAAGCATGACCGATACAAGCAAGGTAGTGATCAATGCGACATGGAATATATCCGCTATCGGAGACCGCAACAGCTCAACAGCATCGATTAAATACAGGATAAGAGATTCGAATGTATGGACAACGGCGGACAAAGCAGTTACGAGCGGAACAGCGATTACATTATCTGAAAACTTTGATGTGTCAAAAAGTTATGAATTTATGATTGTAGTCACCGATGCAGTAGGCAAAGAATCCGCAGCATTAACCAGAGTATCTACACAGGACGTCTTTCTTGATTGGAGGGCGGGCGGAATTGGACTTGGCATAGGGAAAATGGCAGAAGAAGATTATATGGTCGATATCAATCCGGATTGGAAATTTAAAGTTCACGGTGAGGAGATATTGAGTCTGATAGAGGCTGCTATACCAACAATTCCTGATATTACAATAGACGGTACAATACTTGTAATTACAACGTAAGGAGAGCTGCATGGCAATTAATAGAATTAAAATTAATGGTACGGCGCATGATATCAATGATTCACGAATAGGAACATATAGAGTCACGCTATCGTATCATAACAATACAACGCTTAAAGGCTCATATAGTCTTGAAAAAGCGCCGGAGGCAGTATTTGCACAGGTGAGATATCATGCAGGAACTCCGTATGGTCAGATAACGGAATTAGTTACGCAGGTAACAGGTAATACTGTAACGATTTATGCATACGGTCCGGGGTTTGTCAGCGGACATGTATTAAGTGTTGATACGCTATATATCATGTAGGAGGTGCGATATGGTAGTTAGCGAGACAATAACTATAGGTAATAAGCAATATAAACACACATATTCTGATTCGGGATGCTATATCGAGAATGAAGGTGTGTTTTTTTCGAATGCTTTAGAAAGCATCAATTCGGATCGTGTATTCATAGAAACAGAATTGCAGATCAAAACAGATGATACAAAAATTTTTGACAGAGACGAATTAGAAAACAAAGCGGCTCTGTCAAATCAGGTAACTATAAATAGTCAGCAGGATGACATGCTGACAGAAATTTTTGAAATAATATTAGGAGGTGCGGAATGAGGGCAATAGCACACGCATATTGGAGACAAATAAAGAGGGGAGTAAAAACATATGAAGCTATCCCGGACATTGTAAAGGACGATGTAAAGACTCTGGCTAAAACGGATGTGGAAAATGGCATCATAACAGCGGAGGATTATGCAGACTATATCGGCGAGAAATATGTAAAGTAATAAAACTTTTGCGAGGAAGGAAATACCGATGGACAGCATGAATCTCATTATCACACAGACAATTGCAATCTGCGGACTGATCACAGGAGTGGCAGCAGTTATCACTCTGATAATCAAGGCGGTGGTTGTGGCAAAAAGACCAAATCAGTTACAGAATGACCGCCTGGATGCAATTGAGTCTCGATTGAAAAAGCATGAAGAGTTATTCCTGAATGATTTAAAACGCTTCGAAAAATTGGAAGATGGTAACCGGATCACACAAAAAGCAATCTTAGCACTATTAGCACATGGAATCGATGGCAATGCCATCAATGAAATGCGAAAGGCAAAGGATGAACTTCAAAATTATTTAATCAATCAATAAAGGAGGAGAAAGGTGACAAGAATAAGGATTATGGATCCTGCAAATCCGGCAAGAGATGGATGGCATTCTATAACGGATACATCAGGAGGATTACAAGACAGCTTAAATGGTAATATAAAGATGGTATTTTTATCTGGGATACCTAAAAGCTTATATACAAACAATCAAAGACAACCCGATGACTGGAGTTGTGGACCATATGCGCTGGCGGAAGCTCTTAATCAAAATGGAGAAACTGTTCGTCAGTGGTTAATTCAAAGAGGATTGATCAGTACGGAATACGGAACGAGCCATAGTGGAATAGTATCATATATACAAGCTTGTGGATATTCATGTGCATGGGATGGAAATTACTATAATGGACAGATGAATCCATCTGTATATCAGGAATTGATCAATCACCTTAGAAATGGATATAAAGCGATACTTTTAATGGGTGGCCGTAACTCAAATGCAGGAGGACCATGCAGGAATTCATATTGGAGTAATGCAGGACATTTTGTTTGTGCTTACGATATTGATGGCGGAACTACAACAGGAGGAGATAAATTTATGTTTGAATTATCACAGATACAATATGGAAGTCAGGGAGTAGATGTATTATTGCTTCAGGAAATATTAAAGGCAAGAGAAATCTATAACGGAGAATTAGATAGAAGCTTCGGACCTCAGCTTGAAGCAGCTGTAAGAACTTATCAGCAGTACATAAATGCGCATGGTGGAAATCTGGCTGTTGATGGGATATGTGGTCCGGCTACATGGAGTAGTATGCTTGGAAAGGCTAATCTTGCATAAGTAAAAAGAAAGGTTATTTATATATGAAAAACATATTTACAAAAACATGGTGGACAGCTGCCGCAATCCGTGCAATTAAGACAATGGCACAAACCGCAGTCGCAGCGATAGGTACGAGTGCAATACTATTATCACAGGTTAACTGGATAGCAGTGGCATCGACGGCAGCAGTTGCCGGAATACTGTCGATATTAACGTCACTGACAGGATTACCAGAGGTTAAAGAAAACGACTAATATTATGAAAGACACACTCAATTGAATGTGTCTTTTTTTCGTTATCATATTTATTTTCGAATAAAAATTTAAAAATTGTCGGAACGAAGCTGTTTTTATCTAAAAACTAAACAGGACATGCCCTATTTCTGCCCCATTTTCAAAATATGAACCTATTAAAAAGTGCTGCGAAGCCTTATTCTATAAGACTTCTCACAAAATACAAAAAAGCTGCTCAAGAGCATTAAGCATGAGCTTGATACTATTCAGCATCATCTTGCCGAGCTCGATGCAAAGAATGACACGCAGGACGCAAGGACTTCACGCACACGGATACTGCAATTCGATGACGAAATTGTAGAGGGTCGCAAGCACTCACGTGAATACTTCTTGCAGATACTTGACGATTGCGAGGTATACGATCAGTGGACACAAAAGAACCCGAATGTGAAAAATGGCTATGCAAAGCAAGCCGTGAAGCACATCAAAAAGACATATGAAGAATTATTGGATAAAGGAGAATGGAAAAATGAATGATAAGATTTACGATCTGCAATAGGCACGCTGTACTTTGCTCTTGCAGGAATATGGCTCAAGACTCATATTTTAACCCAGAAACTTATAATAAATCATCTAACTAACAAAGGAGATAAAATCATGGAAGATACAAATAAAATCACAGCCGGAACTATATCAAGAACGATCATTCTGATACTTGCACTTATCAATCAGATTCTTACGGTATCTGGACATTCAATCATACCAATAGCAGATGAACAGATTACTTCTTTAGTTTCTGTACTATTTACAGTAATAACCGCACTGATCGCATGGTGGAAGAACAACAGTTTTACACAGGCGGCAAGACAGGCAGACAAAGAAATGAAAGAGATTAAATCAGCTAAAGAAAGTGAGTGATTTATATGGCAACTAACTATAGACAGACTGACCCAAGGTGGGCAAATTATCCCTATGCTGGAGAAAATATGGCAGCAGCAGGCTGCGGTCCTACTTCCGTAGCCGACTTATTAGATAAATCTCCAGTTGAAATTGCAAACTGGATGACAAGTCATGGATACGCTTCAAATGGCTCAGGTACGTATCAGAGCGGTATCACATCCTGCATCCGTGCGTATGGTCACTCATGCAGTCAGCTTACAGGCTCAAGCCGCGCAGGCATTATGAATGACCCGGGCTTTGAGACCTTTAAAAGCTCTATTCAGCAAGGTAATTGTGGTATTTTATTGATGGGCGGACAGCTCACAGGCTGTAGGAATTCGTACTGGTCAAAGGCAGGACATTTCATTGCAATTGTAGGATATAAGGACGGTAAGTATCTTGTATATGATCCTGCATGGTATGCAAGAGACGGATATCACGATTGGTATGATTTTCAAGGCAATATAAAGCATGTCTTCGTGACTGATATCAAATGGAAGTTTGAAAGCACATCAACCACATCATCAACGGATTACAAATTCACGGTATCGCAGATAAGTCTCGGCAGCACAGGCAGAGATGTAAGGCTGTGGCAGAGGCTGCTTTGTGGTCGTGGGTTTAATACGGCGATAGACGGCGAATTCGGAGATGACTGTCAGGCTAAGACTATTGATTTTCAGAAAGCTCTTAAGATTAAGGCTGACGGTATTGTAGGAATCGACACATGGCGTGCTATGATCCCATGTTATAGTGACGCTAACGGAACTAATCTAACATTTACTCTCCATGAAATATCTTATGGTTACCAAGGCGCAGAAGCTTATTTCCTTCAGAATCTTTTCAGAGGCTATGGATACACTATAAAATTAGACTTCGAATACGGAGATGGATGTGCGAATGCAGTAAGAGATTGGAAATCCAAGAACGGATTAAACCCTAAAGACCTTGCGTGTGGTAAGAACACATTTTCACGATTAATTGGCAAGTAATCTCGAAAATAAAAAAGATGTTCCCGAAATTCATATCAGGAACATCTTTTTTGGTGGGCATTTAGTGGGCAAAAATACGTTTATGCTTTTCTCCGCTTTTCCTTTTTTTATAGAAAGAAACAGCGAAAAACAAAGGGATTGTTGTACCTTTTCTGCTGTTTTCACATTGATTATATTCCCACCCTCTCCGTAAATAAAAGGTCGTGGAGTCTTATAGAATAAGGCTTCACGGCTTTTTTGTTTGGTTAGGTGGGCGTTTAGTGGGCAAAAATAGAAATCTTATCAAGATTTAAGGCGTCAAGAACCTTTTGTCCTTGAGTGACATGATAGTATACTTCTTTTGTAATTTTACTGTTAGAATGACCCAATTGCCTACTGATCTGTTCAAGCGTCAGACCTTTTTCAGCGTAAACAGATGTAAATGTGTGTCTTAACACGTGTGCTGTAATAGGTCTGCCTAATATCCTTGCTGCGTTTTCTCTAAGATACTTTTCATAAACATCATATATAATCCTTTTTCCGTATGGACTCGGAAAGAATATGTCGTTGCGCTCTCCTGTCAGAAACTTCACGTGATTACTCCACTTCATAATATCAGCGATAACAGGCACAAGCTCTTGCTGTATGTGTATCTCACGTACTGATGAAAGCGTCTTGGTTGACGAGATCCGTCTTAAAGAGTGGAGCCATGTCTTAGATATTGAGATAGTCCTTGTCTGCATATCAATATCAGAATTATCAAGTGCGATCGCTTCTCCTATCCTCATTCCGGTAAGAGCCAAGAAGAGAGTTAAAAGCTTCCAATGCTCAGTTTTCATGCCTTGCACTAATGAATTAAGCTCACTGCTTTCAAGAAATTTATCCTGTACCTTTTCTGCCTTGCTTGCATCAGGGAACTTCTCGAGCCTGTCAACGACTTGGATGTTGTCTGTCAGCTCGTTGCGGTATGCCCATCTCATAATAATCTTAAATATCTTGATGTATCCGTTAAGAGTCACGTTGGGCTTGTCAGATTCGCTCATTCTGGCTTTTATGTAGCTTGCACTAAGGTTGTCAACGATTGCATCTCCGACAATGCTTTGGAAGTTTTTGAAGCTTGCCTTATCACGGATTAGCGTCTGCTCTTTCAATCGGCTTTGAGCATCCTCAAAGTATCTTGCTTCGATGTCGGAAAGCCTGAGGTCACTATTCTTTTTGTGAAGGGCTTTCCAACGCTCTTGTAATGCAATCATAGCCTTTTTACGCTCTTGAGCTGTGTCACGCTGAATAGTGATTGACAGCTTGACGTTTTTTCCGAGGATCTCATCAAAAAAACGCTCACAGGCTAATAGCTTATCTTTTCTCTTTTCAACCCACATAATAAAACCTCCTTATAAACGAGTAAAGCTCTATGTATCGGCAGACCCTTATCCTTGGGAAGCCTACCACATAGAGCTTGTTTATTTATAATTGTGTAACATATGTTTACACGATTATACAATAGATAGGCTTAAAAATCTATATAAACGAAAATACCTGTAATTCCAGACGTTTTTAAAATTCATTTTTAAGGCATCGAATTCGACCCCTTTTAAAAGTAGTTATAAAAAGCGAAAAGCACCCATGTCTTTCAACATGAGTGCCTTTCAGCCGTAATCAATACGGCTACTCTATGTTGAATAATACTATAATGTTTTAAGTTTTTCAATAAAAAGACCCTCTGCACGATTGTACAGAGGGCATCAATTGAACTTTCTTTTGATTTAGCTCCTTGCGTTCTACAAGGAGAATCATCTATTGAGCCGTATTATTTGCATCCCTGCTCTTAGGATGTTATCTGTACAATTATATTAACACAGCATCTGTTTGATGTCTGTAAGTTTTTATTTAATTTTTTTGCATATTGATAAAAAAAGACTATTAAAGATTTAACTGTTGTTTTAATGCTGTCTGTAATACCTGTGAGAAGTTGAGACCGGCAGCGGTAGCAGCTTCATTAAGCCATTCCGGTATAGATAAAGTCTTTTTAACAGCTTTGTTATTATTGCGTTTCTGATACTCGATAGTATCACAGGCAATAAGATTTACAAATTCATTATCAGAAACTTGAATATCTTTTAAATCTGACGGTGCCGGAATAGAGCGATTTTCACGTTCAAAATCATATAAGGTAAAAGCAAGTACATCCTCAGCCATATACATAGCATCTGCAAGATTATCACCACAGGTATAACAGCTTTCGAGATCCGGAAAAACCACGTTGTACATTCCATTTTCAGGCGTAAAAATTGCCGGATAAACATATTTAGACATAATCATAACTCCTTTCGTTATAGGGGAGAACAGGAAGGTTCAGGGCTTTACAGCCCTGCATCCTTTTTAATTCTGTTGCAAGTTCCGGTTGCTATTTCTTTGCTTTGATGTCTCGGAACTCTGAAGAATTTTCCTGTAGTAGGACTGAACCACTTATCATGTTCGGTACCATGCTCTACTAAGTAGCAGTTAGCTTTCTTTAGTTTTTTTATTAACTCTGAAACCTTCATGTTCTACCCCTTTCTTTATTATGATTAAATTATAACACGTATTAATACGTATGTCAATATAAATATGTAAAAATACGTATTTTATTAAAGGGTCAAAACCTGCTTCTGCTCTCCATCACCCTGCCGACCACCCTCACGGGCAGCTCCTCGACCTGCGATTTAGTGAAGAACATCGGTTCGTAGGACGGATTAAGAGATATTAAGGATATGCCGTCCTTGTACTTCCGGATGCGCTTGCACGTGCCGTCATTGCCGTTCACGGTCACCACAACAATGTCACCGTCCTCCCACACTGCGGACTTGTCTACTACTATTGTATCTCCATCACTTATTCGAGGTATCATGCTGTCACCTTTAATGCGTAATCCGAACACCTCGCCGCGCGGATCCTTATCATAGTCAATCCATTCAAGGATAGACTCTTCGGAGAAAATAGGCTCGCCAGCGGCAACAGTAGCGACAACAGGGATGCGGTACTTGCCGAGTGAGATTCTATCATTATCAGAAAGCAGGGAAAGACTATCCATATCTAAAAGTCGAACAGTAACATCGCTTTTTCCCAGAAGAAAATCAGAGCTTACATTAAAAAAATCGCATAATTCATTTAAGGTATCAAAATCAGGTCTTCGTACACCTCTTTCGTACTGTGAAATGGTCTGCTTATTTACTTTTATTTTTTCGGCAAGGTCATTCTGAGTAAGATTATGCTGTAATCTTAAGGATTTAATTCTATCGCTAAATGTTGCCATATTATTTACCTCGAAAAAAGAATAATCAAAATGTTTATTTTGTATTGACAATTATAAACGATTCGTTTATTATAATCAATAATCAAAGTGATTACTAAGGGATGAGGTGATATTAATTGGACAATAAAAAAATCGGAGAAAGATTAAGAGCTTTGAGAGGTGATAAGACTCAAAAAGAGGTTGCGGATGCCATTGGAACTACGGCTATGGCTATATCTAACTATGAGAGTGGTGAAAGAGTTCCATATGACGGCATCAAAATGAAGCTTGCAGAATATTATGGCGTCACAGTGCAGTCTATTTTTTTTACTTAACAAGTAATCAGATTGATTATACAAGAAAAGAGAAGACATCATCCCGACTTGTCGGGAACAGGAGGGGAAATGAGAGAACCACCAAAGAAAGACGATCGGACGCAATTAACGCTCCGTCTACCACAAGAGATATACGAAGCGTTAAAGGAAGAAGCCGAAGCGATAGGAATAAGTGTGAATGAGCTTATTCTGTTAAAGATCAACCCTTTGAAGTTTGATTGTTCTGAGAAGTATAAGTTTTTACATACTGACGAATAATAAACTCAATCTCTTTATTGATCGAGCGACCTTCTTCATCAGCAATTTTTCGTAATTGTTCCATTAGGGATTCGTCAATTCGTAATGGATAAGGATTTGCTTGAGCCATAAAGAATCTCCTTTCTTTTCTTACTGATATCAAAATTATATCACATCAAAAAGATAATATATACACTCAAAAAGATATCAAAAAGACGTTGACAAAACAAAAAGATTAAGATATCTTGTAAGTATCAAATAGATATCATAAAGAAAGGCGGAAAGATGAGAGAAACATTTTTAATCAGAATGCCGAGCGAAATAAAAGACTGGCTGACCAGCGAAGCAAAAAGAAGAGGCTTAACCCTTACGGGATTAATCATGGCAATTCTAAGCGAATATCTGAAGCAAAACAGTTAAGGAGGGGAAATGACGGTAGAGAAGAAAATCGCAGACTACATCATACGGAACAGGATTCAGCTGTCCGATGTGGCTAAGGCTACAGGCTTGGATTACAGGAAGCTATACACAAGCCTGTTAGACAAGAAGCGTAAGAGAGAATTGAGAGCATGGGAGTATTTGAAACTCTGTGAATTCCTGAAACAGGATTTCAGGGAAACAAAATAATCGATAGGAGCAAGTTCCTACCGACATTTTGCTAAATTTGTTTACCCTGTGATTCTTGCAGGCTTTCGCCGTGTTTGACTTGCCAAACACTTCTGTCAGAATCCAATTCACTTTCGCAGTTTTAGTTCTGCATGTGCCTAATCGCTGAATTGAAATAAGAGAACACAACACGGTGAGCTGATATTTTTTCTTTGTTAGAAAAGGACAGCAAATACCCCCGCAGTTTTAGGTGATGGTGCACCGAAATTACGCCGTGTTAGTAATCTGCTTACCCAGTTTATAGTGTGATGGTGCCACTGCAGCAACTTATTTTCAGGGAGCAGGCATAGTCAAAAGGTTTGTCAAAGTGACCACCTTCCTTTCTGCCCTGATTAGGACACCTTTATTTTATCAATATGCGAAAAAATACGCAATATGCGAAAAGGAGAAAAACATGCAATATCAAAAGCCTAAACAATTAGCGGAAACGTTCTCTTATTGTCCTAAGACAATGAGAGCCGTTATTCACGAAATGCAGCTGAAAGACGACTACAAAGGCTCGGTTATAGAGCTTAACGGTCATTACAGAGCTGAAGTATCAGCCGTTGAGAAGTACCTAAAAGAAAGGAAAAGAAAAAGATGAAAAGGAAGCTTGCAAGATGAGAAAACAAGTAAATAAAGAACTATCGCTAATTAGCATTATTGTCACACCGATGTTTCTGGTCTGCGCAATCCAGGACGGCTGTCTTTGGGCAATCATAGCCCTGACCACATACATCAGCATGTGGGTGACGGTGAACTTACAAAAAAACGCTCCGGCGGCAACCGAAGCGCAAAAGCATTAGAATTAAATGCTTTGAAAAATATTCATGCTTATTGTAGCAAAAACAGGAGAAAAAGACAACAGATGATAGAGGTATTAGAAGTCGAAGTACCGGATCTTAAGATACAGATCAGTGAAGACGTTGAAATGATTGTTTTAGGATCTCGTGATGAATGGCTAAAGCACAGAACCGGAATCGGCGGCTCAGATGCAGCTGCCATCATAGGGCTTAACCCATATAAAACCAATCAGGAGCTTTGGGCTGAGAAAACAGGAAGAATGATACCTGAGGATATATCTTATAAGCCGTATGTGCAGTATGGCATAAACGCAGAGCCGTATTTAAGAGAATTGTATCAGCTTGATCATCCGGATATGAAAGTAGAGTATCGAGAGAACAACATGTTCCTCAACAGAAAATATCCGTTTGCGCATGCTTCACTTGATGGATGGCTCACGGATCCGGACGGCCGAAAAGGGATCCTTGAGATCAAGACAACAAATATCCTGCAGAGTATGCAGAAAGAAAAGTGGAATGACCGTATTCCGGATAATTACTATACGCAGTGCCTTTGGTATTTGGGCGTGACAGAGTTTGATTTTGTAGAGCTGAAAGCACAGATAAAATATGATTTCGATGATCTTTTCTTCCAGACGAAGCATTATCACATCGAAAGATCAGACGTGGAAGATGATATTTCATTTCTGTTTCGAAAAGCAAAAGAGTTTTACAAAATATAACAGATGATAAGAAACCGGCGCTGATACTTCCGGAGATTTAGATTTATAGGAGATAAGAAATGGCATTTGAGCTTAAGATTTTAAATCCGAAAGAAGACGGATTTATCAAAGAAATACTATGGAACCATCAGGAACTTATGTATGAGGTTCAGAAAAAAGTTGCTGAATATAAAGACCTCGTATATACAGATGAGCAGATTCCTGAGGCTAAGAAAGACAGAGCTACACTTAACAAGCTTGCGCAGGCATTGGATGTCAAGCGTAAAGAGATCAAGAAGATGTGTCTGATACCTGCAGATAAATTTGCCGAACAGGTCAATGAGATCATTGCAGTAATTAATGAACCGATCGCTATGATCGATAAGCAGCTTTCTGAGTACGATGAGATGAAGAAGCAGGAAAAACAGAAAGAGATTGAGAACATCTTTTCGGAGATAGGGTTTCCCTCTTATGTTTCACTTGCGGTTATCTATAACCAGAAATGGATGAACAAGACCTATTCGCTTAAACAGATCAAAGAAGAGATGCTTCAAAGAAAGCAGCAGATCAGCACCGCAGAGCTGACTATAAAGGCTCTTCCGGCATTCTCGCAGGAAGCGATGGTCCTTTTTGAGAGGACTTTAGATCTTACAGAGGCTATTACTGAAGCCAAGAGACTAACGGATATACAGAAAGAAGCAGAAGAGCGAAGAAAGGCAGAAGTCGAAAAAGCTGTATCAACTGCAGACAAGGAAAAGGAGAAGCTTCCGGAGGATGTGGAAAATGTGGAAGACGACTTCGTTCCGACATCTGAACCCGCAGCAGAACCAAGGATGAGACGGCAGCGTGTCGTTATAGAGATCGTTGCAAATGAAGCTCAGTTCGGAGCAATCAACACGTTTTATACACAGCTTAAGCATCAGGCTGAATCAGTAAGAATCATTGAAAAGGAGAATATCTAATATGGCAGTACAGAATTCACTCACTAAACAGGCAGACAAACGTTTTGGTATAACAGCATATCTTACAAACGATGCTGTAAAACAGCAGATCAATAGTGTTGTAGGCGGCAAGGACGGACAGAAGTTTATAAGCGCAATCGTGTCAGCGGTCAATGCAAATCCGGCACTTCAGGAATGCAGTAATCAGTCAATCCTTTCTGCTGCACTTCTCGGAAACAGCTTGAAGCTTTCACCGTCTCCGCAGCTTGGACAGTATTACTTTGTACCGTTCAACGACTATAAAAACGGACGTAAGGTTGCGCAGTTCCAGCTCGGATATAAAGGATATATACAGCTTGCATTGAGGTCAGGACAGTATAAAAAGCTTAATGTCCTGGCAATCAAGGAAGGTGAGCTTATAAAATATGATCCGCTTAACGAAGAGATAGAAGTACGCATTATCGAGGATGAGGACGAAAGAGAAAAGGCTGCTACGATAGGCTACTATGCGATGTTCGAGTATCTCAACGGATTTAGAAAAACTATGTACTGGACGCGCTCTAAAATGGAAAGACATGCTCTTAATTACTCGCAGGGATATAAGGCAAAGAAAGGATATACATTCTGGGAGAAAGACTTTGATGCGATGGCTTACAAGACCATGCTCAGGCAGCTGATAAGCAAGTGGGGAATCATGAGCATTGAGATGCAGACGGCTATGGATGGAGATATGGGAGTTATTGAAGAGGACGGCACTATAAATTATGTCGATAATGATAATGAGGTTGTGGCTGATGCGGTAGCTGATGTTAATGTGAGTGAAGCCCCACCGGAACAGACTTCGGAACAGGCTGCTGCAGATAATCAGAAATTATTCGGATAAGGGGATATCTATGGATGCGAATGTTTTGTTTAGCATGATAGGAAAGGGTAGGGATAGGACGGTAAAACGTCCTACAGACCCGATAGAAGACCGTAAGCTTCGAAAAATGATAGAGGAAGCACAGAAGAATGGCAGGATCATCATCAATGTCGGATATGGCTACTATGAGCCGGATCTGTCCAAAACAGATGAGGTAATGGAGCTAAAGCTGTATGTAGAGCAGAAAGACAGCCAGATCCGGCATATGTATAAGACAACTCAGGCGATGAGAAGAGCACTCGCAAGCATTGGTCAGATGAGCATAGAGGACATGATATATGACAGTTGATTTTACAATCGGATTGTAGTTTCTACGGATGGCAGCAGGGTTCATTATGACAAAGATAATCCGAGAACGGAAGTAACTATTGAGATTTTGGAGGAATGAGACTTGGCCAAGAAATCATTCGTGATATATGAAAACTGGGCTATACTGCTGCAGGGATTGCCGGATAAAGAGGCCGGAGAGCTCATCAAAGCGATCTGCAGCTTTCAGCTCGGAAAAGAGCCAGCAATAGAGAGCCAGACAGTCCAAGCTATGTATTCCATGATCCGGCCGAAAATGGAAGAGGATGTGGCCAGCTATGAGGAAGCCGTTAAGAAAAGAGCCGAGGCAGGGAAAGCCGGTGCAAAGAAAAGGTGGAATGACGATAGCAAAACATGGCAAAGCATGGCAAATGATAGCAAATGCTATACAGACGATAGCAAAACATGGCAAAGCATGGCTGATACTGATAATGATAATGATACTGTTAATAATAATAATAATATATGTGGGGCAGATGCCCCAAGTGCTGTAGTGGACAAGTCCGACAGCACGCACGATGTAGAGGACGAGTCCGACAAAGTGCCGTATAAGGAGATTATAGATTACCTGAATCAGAAGCTCGGAACGCATTACCTGCCGAAGTCTAAGGACTCACGGAAAGCAATCCATGCGAGGTGGGCAGAGGGTTACAGGCTCGAAGACTTCAAGACGGTCATTGACAACATGATCGAGCGGTGGGGAAAGGACGCAAAGATGGCTGACTATCTCAGACCGATAACGCTCTTTTCTCCGAAATTCGAAAGCTACTTGAACTTGAAGCCTGTTGTAGCAGAATCAAAGCCTGCGAATCAATTCCACAATTTCGAACAGCGAGACGAGATCGACTTCGATGCTCTCGAAGCTCAGCTTGATTCACAGCTTGCAAGAGACCTCGGAGGTATGCCGTGATAAGGTTCACAGTTTACGGAGAACCCAAAGGAAAAGCACGACCGAGGTTCAACAGCTACACTCACAGGACTTATACCGACAAGGCGACCAAGGATTATGAAGATCTCGTAAAAGCTTCATACCT